AGATCCTCCCGTTACAGTAGAAGTGTCAAATTGATTATCTGCTGCATATCTATTTTGAGAATCAAATAATGTATATGGTTGAGATACTCTTAATCTTCCAAATGCATCAGTATTAGTTCCACCTATTGCAACATAAGCTGGATTACTAGGACCTGAATTTACATTAGAACAACTCATTAACAGCCAAACCTCATGTTAAACCATGTAAATCTTTGTAGATCTTGTTTTAAGTCTTCTTGAAAAGAAAAGTTTAATTGATCTTTTAAAGTCTCTAGTGCCTGTAGAACCTGTCTTTGATTATCCGGTGAATACTCTTGACTTGGTTCTGGTATGTATGTTGTAATTTTTGCCATTATCTTCTTCCATCAGGTTGAATGTCTACTCTAAATAATCCATATCTCCAGTTTTCATCTACAGATTCATTTTCAACTTTAATACTCATTAATCTATTTCTTGCTCTAGTATCTATCTTAGTTGTAGATGAAGTTACAGTGTACGGTCCCAACATCTGACTATTTTGTGTTTGAGATGGGTAATCTCTTAACAATAATGTTACTTTAGCATTTCCATCAAGTATTTTAAAGTCAGGTATAAATCTATTTATCTTCATTAAATACTGACCATCTCCTTCTATATCTAAATCAAAGTCTCCTGATTCAATGTAAGCTGGTATAGCTGTTTTAACTCCAGTGTAACTTACTTCATTAACACCTGTTTCATGTTCATAATAAATACATGCACCATATGTATTAGTTACACCATTAATCGTTGGAAAATTAGGTGTAGCAGTTGAATCCCATTTTGTAGCGTATGGTTTATCATATGTTTGAGCATCTGAATAAGTTGTTCTAGTTAAAGACATTGTAGTCCAAGTATTTTCAACGAAGTTATAAACTACTGATGCATTAACCTGTGATGAATTGTTTGTTGGATAAAACCAAATCACTTCATTATATAAACTATTGTGAGATCCATAGACAATGTCTGCAGCATTGTAATTTATTCCTGGATTATCTCCACCTGTTGTAAATACATAATCCTCAACTAATGATGGTAATTGTTTAACTGTACCATCATAGACAAAAAATCCACCACCAAATCCCATCCAGAAAATTGCACCTTGTGCAAATACGATTGAATGTTGGCCAATACATCCGCAGTTTGTACCAACCTGTCTAATTGAGAATACAAAAGGAGGTCCAACAAATTGCATAACATAAGCCGCTTGATCCGTTAAAATAAATATATAATCCTTACCTTGTACAGCTCCAACAATGTAGTTTCCTGTATCTAGTCTAAATGTACCTGCTGTATTTGTTGCAGTTGGAAGCCAAGTATTATAATCTTCTTGGTTTGAAAATCTTATAAACATTGGATCCTGAGTTGATGGTGTTCCAATTGTTGTTTCAGTTCCAAGTAATATTAAATGTCTATCTCTATCTGATACAATTGAACAAACAGATTTAGTTGGAGCACCACTTATAACGGTTGCTCTTGTAGTTAAAGCTCCTCCTATTGCTGGATTCCATGAATATGTTTTACCATCTTTAATAGTTGCAATTAATATTTGTCCAAAGTTATCAAATGACCAGTTCGCTGGTGATAGTACAACAGTTGGAGATGATGATGCTTCACCCCATGCAACTGTACCATAAGTAGATGTGCCCCATCCATAACCATAAGTTTGATTAACAGGACCCACAAATACATAAGGAGTTGTAGTTAAAGCTCCTCCCGCTGTAACCCCAGTTCCTGTTTCAGTTACTGGCATTGTAATTCTAAATGTTCCAGATGTTGGAACAGCTATTACTTCAAAAGTATTTGTTGTAAAATTTGCTGATGTAAAACTTGTAGTAGGTGCTCCTGGTGTTGTAACTCCTGTGAATATAATATAATCACCAACTGAAAGTCCATGACCTGCTTTATTAATAGTAACAGTTCTAGATCCTGTTGTAGATGTATAAGTACAAGAAGTTAAGGCTGTACCAAGTGGTGTAATATCATAAAAAGCACCTTCAAAATAAATAGCTAATATTTTATTAGTACCGATTGCTGCGTATTTATTTCCACTTAAATCTGTCCATGTGTGCTGGGCTCTTGCAACACCTGCCAATGTTTCAGGTGTTAATTGTTGCCAGCCACCTATTTTTTCAGGGTAGCCATAACGAAAACGAATAAAATCACCATCAATCCACTGACCTTCTGCGGCAGTTGCGGTGTCTTGTTTATTAAATCCAGCTTTTATAGGTATCTTTTTTAAAGGCATAAGGGTTCTTATACCCCATATCCATATAATTAACAATAAAGAGTTATTTTACTTAAATAATATAGTTTCTTTTTCTGGTAAATAAACATAATCAATAGAAGTTGAAATTAAAAATTCAAGTAAATCATTAAGATCTTCTACTAATGGTTTACCCGACGTATTTAATGAGGTGTTTAATAATATTGGAATAGAAGTTAAATCATAAAATTCTTTTATTAAATTATAAAAAATAATATTATCTTCTTTTTTAAGTGTTTGAGCTCTGCATGTATTATCTATGTGACATATTCCAGGTATAAATTTTCTTTTATCTTCTTTTACATCCAATGCATAAGACATATAATCAGTGCTATTTTTTAAGGATAGATCAAACCATTCATGTTTATGTTCATCTAATACTGTTCCTGCATAAGGTCTAAACCATTCTCTATTTTTGATTAAGTTTATTTTTTCTTTAGCATAAGGATCAGATGGATCAAAAAGAATAGATCTATTTCCCAATGCCCTTGGACCTATTTCTGATCTCCCTTGAAATATTGCAACTGATTTTCTTTTTTTTAAAAGTAATGCAACATCTTTTATAGATACATTTTTTATATTTAATTTTGAATTACTTAATGAAATTTTATTAAAATCTGTTTCTAGATAATTTATGTTTGGTCCAAGATACAAGTTAGAATATTTATTTACTTTATTATCTTTACTATGTTTAATATAAGCATACTGTGCTAACCCTATAGAGGTACCTCCATCATGAGAAATTGGATCTACAAAAATATCTATTCCTCTTTTTAAAAATTGATAGTTGGCCACACAATTTTGAAAAAAACCACCTGAAACACAGATAGGAGTATTTGGATATTTTTGTTTAATCATATTTAAATAATGGTAAACTAAATTTGTACAATCTTTTTGAATAGTGTAACAAAAATCTTCTTTTTTAATATTAGAATCAAATAGAAGAGCACCTATAAAATATGTATTTATATTAAAATAATTTTCTATTATTTCAAATGCGTTATAAATATTATTTTCTTTTCCATAACAACTTAAACCCATTATTGATCCAGCTTCTGAATATTTAAATATTTTTTTGGAAACATCGTATATTCCAGGGATACTAATTGTATTTATAGAGTAAAGAACATTATTAAAATTTATATTTTTACCAGTTTCATTTCTACATATTTTAAATAAATTTTCAGGCTCTTCACCATTTTTTAATTTAATAATACTTAAAATCTCTTGACCTAATTCCATATCATCCTTTTTTAAAGCTAGTCCTCCATTATCAATTATTAAGCAAACAGCTTCATCAAAACCAGAATTATAAAACGCTGAAAAAGCATGTGTTAAATGATGGTTGGAAAACCCATGAATTTCATTATAGCTAATATTATTTTTAGATAATTCATTTTTAACATAACTCTCATAAAATTCTTTTTTATTAATAGAAATATTGTATGAAGTGTAATAAACGTAATCGAAAAAATTATTTTTTAATAAATTGCATATATTTTTAATATTACTATCTGCTTTTACCTTAGATAATCTTTCTTCTTCTACAGAAAGAATTATTTTTCCATCTTCAACAATTGTACAAGAAGCATTGTGACTTAAATTTAAAGATAATATTTTCATTCTTTAACATTATAATCTTTATAAAAATCAAAATTATCTAAATTAATATTGTTTTTATTAACATACGCTGATTGATGGATTATTTTAGGTATCACTTTCCTTCTATTTTAGAATCTAAATGTAGTTTATATTTAAATTAATTCTTGCTTTTTGGTTTGTAGTAGATGTGCTGTTATGTGGTATAGCAGAGTTAAAAAGAACTAATCTATTTTCAATAGATTCTATTTCTACCTCTCCATTATTTATAACAGTTTTTCCATCATTAGAGTTTATATAAAACATAGCTCCATTATGTGGAAAATCATAGTCAGTATGCGGTGGATGATATTCAATTGTTTGTGTTCTAGGATATAAATTAGCTTTTATTCTAAGTAATTTTTTTGGTTGAATTATATTTAATAATGGAAACATTGCCTTGAAGAAATGATTAACATGAAAATCATCATTACTGTCTCTATAAATCATATTAATAAAATAACATGATAAATCTGTTTCTTTCACGTTATCATTTACATCTTTAATAAAATACCAAGGAAATCTATTGTCTTGAAAAACATTTTTAAATTCTAAAAATGTTTTTTTATCTAAAACATTATCTATAATCTTATAAGATTTATTCTCCATTTATTTTTGTATTTTCAAATGTTGTTTTGTTAGCAACATCTTCTTTAAATTTGACTTGCCAATCCATTACCATTTTTACTAAATGATTTCCAAAATGTCTTAAATTTTCATCTGATAAATGTAATTTTCCTTTTTTTAAAATTATTAATCTTTCTTTCCAAGAAAATTCTATATCACAGGATCCGTTTTCATATTGTTTAAATTTCATAAAAATTATATTTCAAGTCCATAAAGTAGTCTTTTATCTTTAAACCATTCTTTATTAACACCATTCTTATCTACATAATGTAAAAATGTTTGTGCATGCCAATCTCCTTTAAATTCTTCTCTCCAATGTTCTATTTCACATCCTAAATATATAGCAGCATCCCCTGGTTCCATATTAATTGCTGTTCCATTCATGTATATTGGCCATTGTGTTCCATCAGATCCTAACATCACTGTGACACTTATTTCACAAGCTGGTCTATCTTTATGTTTTCTTAATTCAGCATTTAATGTGTACATTCTCCAAAATGCATATGTTGGTAATAATTCTAAACCTGTTTCTTTTTGCATTAATTCTAATTTGTTAACCATTAAAGATTCCATTAATGGGTCCCCATAGAAATAAGTATCTCCATTATTATTGGAGTAAAAATCAAAATAATTTGAATTTATTCTATGTTTTATTCTACAATAATCTTTTAACAATTTAATTTCTTCTTTAGTTAAAAAATTTTTAATTAACTTATATTTAAAATCTTTTATAGTGCCCATGCTACAACTGAATACCTTGTTCCTTTTGTTACGGGTTTAACTGTATGTGGAAATAAAAAATTACTCGGCCAAACAATCATTCTATTTGGCTTAACTTCTACTTCCCATTCTCCAGATCCATCTGGATTTCTAAAACATAAATTTCCTCCTTCATAATCATTGTTTAATAACAATATACAACTCATTGTTCTTGGTATTCTAGCAAAATGGTCTACATGCCAAGTATAAAAACCAGAATTTTCATATTTTAGAATTTCAATATCAAAAATATTTCTATACTCATAATCTAAAATATTTGCATCAAATCTATACTTGTTTAAATTTTCTTGAAAATAAAAATGTAGTAAATTACACCAATGTACGACAGTCATGGAGTTACTTAAATTAGATAAAACTGAATTGTACGCTTTTCTAACATTAAAATTTTCCACTGAACTATTATCAGTACCAACTTGTGCTTTATTAAAATTTGAAATATTTGCAAAACGTATTAAATTGGATAAAACTTTTAAAGGTAGTATTTCATCATATATTTTAACAAAATTTTTTATTTCCATGATTTCTTACTCCAATATTTATCTTTATAAATGTTTAATAATTTTAATCCATAGAAAAGTCTAGAATTTTGTATTTCCTTTTGTTTCCTTGATTTAACTATCATTCTCCATGAATCTCTTTTAAAAGGAATTATTTGAACATAAGGAGTTCCTTTTTCTAACTTTGTTTCAAGCACAGGATATTTATCCCCATTTATAATTATAGGAAAATTAATCTCATTTACAAAAGTATCAGTATCAACTATTCCCGGTATAATAGAAAATCTATCATCTGCATTATTTAAAGGTGGTACAAATAAACAAGAATATCCTTTTGGTGTTTTTATTTTCCAAGGATTTAATATTTTATAGAATGGAAGATTTTTATTTTTCTCAATAAAAGGAGAACCTTCAACTTGTTTTAAAGAATGTACATCAAAACCAGAATTTAAATTAATATATTTTGCATTAAGAATATGTGACATATCATGTAATCCAAATGTTTGAAAAGAATCTTTAAATAATTTTCCATTATCCCCTGTATTATCTACATTATGTCTTATATTAAAATCTTGTGGTATTTTTAATAAATAACCAGAAGTTAAAGTATCCAAAAAAGGCATACAACCTTTTATAGTTCTATTTAAAATATTGTGATCTAATTTTTTATACCATTCTGGTATATTTAATTTTACTGGAATTGGATAATCTTCCTTAAGTGCAAAGTAATCTTCGTGAGCACTAAACTCTATTTCTTTATCAAACATGCTAATTAAATAGCAATTTTTATGGAATTTGTAAAGGGCTTAGGGATGGCTGTTGTTGATCTTTAAAATACTGTTCTAAAGATTTAATTAAAGGATATTGAATATTATCTAAATTTAATGAATTTAATTGATTATAATAACTATCCCATCTACTAAATAAAGGATGATTTGAGTTATTATCTGTAAACTCTTTAATTTTATTTTTAAATTTAGTTACATAATCATTTAATGATTTTTTATCTTTAAAAGACAAAATTGCATCATCATAAGTAATAGTATTATCATTATATTTTACAACAACTTTCAAACCATGTTTTACATTATCAAAATTTATTTGGTTATCTTCTATAATTTTATATATATCGGGTGATATATTTAAATTATTAAAATCAGATTGATTTTCGGCAATGCGATAAAGACTTCCAATTGTATCGTCAATGTTTTTAGTAAATATAAAATAAGCCATAATTATGTTCCTGTATTTTCAAATACAACTAATACTCCAGCAGCTCCCGATACTCCATAAGAACTACCACCACTATTACCTGAGTTACCTACTACAAAAGGTCTAGATGGATATGTTAAAGATGCTCCAGGTTGAGTTCCTGGATTTCCAGCAGTTCCCTGACCACCTGGGTTAGGTGGTCCACCACCTCCTCCATTACCGGCGTTAACAGTCCCTACGTTAGTAATATTTGTAGCTCCACCAGCTGATCCCGGATTACCTGGTGATCCACCTGGAGGTCCATTATTTCCACCAGTTCCAGCACCACCAACAGCATAAGGTTGTGAGAAAGGTTGCGAGATAGGTTTATTATAAAATCCGAATCCACCATTTCCACCAACTCCGCCAGGTCCACCTGGATTATCTGGTTGTCCACCGGTTCCACCACCGCCACCACCACCAGCATACATGTATACTCCAATTCTATTTGCAGTTGGTGACGCAGTATATGTTCCAGAAGCAGGACCTACTGAATAAAGTGTTGGTATTCCCATTCCAGCCCCACCTGATCCAGAAGATGCAGCAGTAATACGACCATCAGCATCAACTGTAATAGAAGCTGCTGTGTAAGATCCTGCAGTAACTGCAGTTGCAATCAATTGATTTGGTCCTACAGAGTTAGCTGCAAGTTTTGATTGTGTAATTGTTGATTGAATAATTTGATTTGCACCAACAGAGTTAGCTGCAAGTTTAGCTTGTGTAATTGTTGATTGAGTAATTTTAACTGCTGTAACTGCATTTGTTGCAAGTTCAAGTGTGTTAACAGCGTAATCTGCGATTTGAGCTGATGAAACTTGTCCAGATAATGTAGAAAGATCTGTTACTTGAATATCAGATCCATCAGCATATAAAATTTTAATTCCTTTATCAGTCGTAGACCAAGTTTGTCCCGTACCAGTTGATGCATATTTAAATGTAACTGTAAATGCACCACTTGTTCCATTAGATACGATCCAAGTTTTTTCAATTCCATTTGGAACTGTTACGATTTGATTTCCTGTTATTGTTCCTGTTAATCTAAGAACAGCATTTCTTGCAGTTGATACTGCGTTTTGAGTCATTACTAAAGCTGTTGTTTGAGCTCCACCTGCAATAGAAATAGCTTGGTATCCTGCTATTGCTTGTTGAATAACTACTAAATTTGTGTTTGTAATTTGACCCCATGTACCAGCGTTTTCGCCAGTTGCCATTAATTGTATTGCTAGATCTGTAGTATATGTAGAAGGCATATTTTAAATTCCTTTGTTTTTACTCTTATTAAAATATTTATCAGTTTTTGTCAATTAATACAACCCCTATATTTATGCTGCTACTTCTGTCCAAGTTATAGATTGTCCAGTATTTACAGGGGCCCAAGCAGCTACATATAACTGACCAGTTGTTCCTGTCAAGCCGAATCCAGTGACATTTGCAGTCACATCTAGTGAAGCTACTACTGAATTTAATGATAATGTAGCTAAATTAGTTGTTAAATTTACAGGTGTATCTAAAGTTATAGTTACACTATCTAATGAAGTAGTTAATTGTTGACCTGTTACAAGCACTGCAACAGCTATATCTATAACAACATCTCCTTGAAGAGTTAGCTCTAATTCTTGACCAGTTACATTGGCATCAGGAGAAGGATCTACTGTACCAAGAGTTGTAATAAGTGGATTTTCAAATACTGGAACTTGAACGGATCCTCCTGCTGAAACTCCAACATTACTTTCAAGAGCATTAACTAATTGTTCACCTGTTACTGAAACAGTGACATCAATAACAAAGGATACAGAATTTAAAGATGTATTTAATAATTCTCCTGTTACATTTACTGGAGTTATTAAATCAACAGTTGCACTTCCTTCAAATAAACTAAGACCAATACTTTCGCCCCAAGCACCACTTCCCCAACTACTTGCACCCCATGTAGTAGGTGTTCCAGGAGCTGTTACTGGTACAAATATAGTTTCAAAAGCAGTAACACTATCTAAGGTTAGATTTGCTAAATTAGTTGTAGGAGACGCACTTCCATCAATTGTAAAAGAAACAGAACCTGAATAAGAAATTGATAATGGATTTTCAAATATCGGAACTTGAACGGATCCTCCTGCGGAAATTCCAACATTACTTTCAAGAACATTAACTAATTGTTCACCTGTTACTAAAACAGTAACATCATTTTGTCCACCAAAGGTTCCTGCACTCCAATTTAATTCGCCCCAAGCTGAATTGGCCATGCCAGAGTACTCCTATTAAGAGATTCTGATAATAGCTGCTGTACTTGTAAAAGCTGGGAATTGAATAGTGAATGTTCCTGCTGTAGCTGTCTTATCAGTTACAAAGTTTAATACTGCAACTGCAGCATTGCTAAACGATGTATTATATATCAATGCGCCTCTTGCAGTTAATGTAACGTTCTGAAAAGATAAATCAGCAAAGTCTGTGAAAGCAGTTGTCGATACAACCGATGTTCCAGAATTTACTAATGCTTTTCCACCTGTTGTGTAGTTCGTTCCAGAAGAACTAACTTGACCAACTGTTGTGTAAGAAGTTGTTGCTGCACTTAAATTAGCCGCTGATGTATAAAGAGCTAACTTGAACTTATCACCACCAGCACCTAAAGTTTTAAAATCTTGAGATGCATCCAATAGTTGTTTTTTAAAACTATTTGGTAACGCTTGTGTAATAGCCATATTTTGTTTCTCCTTATTGTGTTTTACGAACTATACGAGGTTCTCCATCTAGATACTCATCAGTTCGTCTTCTTCCCATTTGTTCTAATGAGAATCCTTCGATAGCTTGCTTATACCTATTTTCATAATATTGCAACATATCTTGTGGACCCTTTAAAAATCCATAAGCCTCAACTAGGCAAGCATACAATAAGCCATTGGGAAATTGCTGACTTAAATATGTGTTGGCAGTTGTAGCCGATAATCCAGTTGGTTTCAAGATATAATTTGCTTGAATTGTATAAGCTTGATCTGGAGTTGGAGCCACAATAACTGTATTTTCATCCCAGTTAGCATAATATTTAGGTCTTCCTGTAGTATTTTCTTGATTGTATTCATTAATAAAAGTCATATCTCTAACATCTAAAAAACCTATATCACCATTGGTATCAAATACTTGCAAAGATCTAATGATTAAACAATTATCAGGAACTGTAAAATATTTTTGAGTTACAACAACTGAAGCTGTTGCATATTTTCTATTATTATCAGAATCTACATCTCTTAAAATTCTAAATTCAGCATCTTGAATAAATCCATCAATAATAGTGGATGTTAATACATTAGAATCTACTTCTGTGTAATTTCTTATTTTTGTAACTAATTCTGCGTATGTCATATTAAGCCTGTAAAGTTACTGGACCTGCGGAACATTGTGCTCCACCCCCAGCTATATTTCCTGTTGTTGCTGTATCTGTACTCTGGAAATAAAAATAATTCAATGTATCACTTACAATACCTGATGAATCAATTTTACCAACTGTAATAGTAAAACCATTTTGATTTGAAATATCAGTAACTCCATCAAATGAAGGAACTAGATCAAATGAATCTTCTCTAGAAGGCGTGCCAATAATATTAACTTGCGGTGGTCCTCTAAATCTTACGATATTACCAGTAGATCTTCCATGATCTTCTGAATAAACATTGATGTAAGTATTGCCAGCATATTTAGTAGTTATAAAAGGATTTGGAGTTAAAACTACGATTACAGGGGGTTCTTGTCTATCTGGATGTGCATATCTTAAACCCTGTGGATCAGTTGTGGTTGGTCTTGGCTCAAGTTGTGGTTGCTTTGGTTCATATTCTGAAGTGTGGACCCATGAACCATTCCATTCTTGTACCATTTCTTGATATGGAAATCTTTGACCAGATCGGTCAGAAATCATGTAAGAATATTTTCCTCTAGATAGATTAGACATTTGGATAATAAGTTTTTGGTGTTATAAATGAACTTGATGAAGATCCATCTGTCTCTAATGCTCTAGTTAATTCATCTTCGTATAATAATTTTAATTCTTGTGTTCTTTGTGGAGCAAGTTTTAATGATACATAATAAGCAAGTCCCGCGCACATGCATGGAACAAATCTATATGGAACATCTGTTGCATTTGTATAAGATCCAACATCTTGAATTCTTTTAGCATAGTAATATTGAATAACGTTATTCACCTGATCTGTTCCAGGTGTTAAATATAAAGTGATTGTAATTTTATCTATAAATCTTTGAACGTAATATTGTGTAGGTTGACCTGTTGCAAATTTAGAAGATAATCCACTGTAAGCTGATCTATTAATTTTTGTAAGTGGAAAATCAACAACTGGTGTTTGTTCTGTATTTCTATAAACCATTTCTAAGATATCATCTGGTCCGTAAGTGATAGAATTGTAATCATATACAGCAGTATTATCTGCATGAGTTGCAGCCGTTGTACCATTAGCTCCTCTTGTACATCCTGTAATAGTCATGGAAGCTGTATCTGTACCTGTGTAATTTATTTGCTCTGAACCAATAAGCAGGGTGCCGGTTTCAGGGAATTGCCAAACTGAATCTAATGTAATTGTTGTAACAGAGGCATTAATTCCACCATTTAAATAACTAAGCGTTCCATCTGAAGTTCCATCAGATGGTGATCTATAAATAGTATAAGTACTTTGATTGTTTACCATGGAAATAGTATTACTTGCTACTTCCCAATAATGAAGACCTCTATTCGCCCATTCCTGAAACATTATATTTAGAGATCGTCTTGTTGATTCTAAATCTTGTCCAGTTCTTGGTGCTGATAACCCAAGTCTTTCGTAAGCCTCTTCTATAATTTTATCTATATAAAAGGTTTTTTCAAAAGTTGTAGTTCCAGAAGTAGTGTTAGCCATTTAGCTTCTCCTACGCTGTTAATCCAGGTCCAGAATATTTATCTGTTAGTAATGTAACTGCCTTAATATTAGTAAGGGTAGAAACATAAATACCTTTTGGAAAAGGAATTCCGTCTTCCGGAAAATTTAAATTAATAACATCACCACTTGGAACATCTGCTGTAAACAAATTTGATCCAGCTTGACTTGTTGTTGTTAATTTTACAATTCCAATACCAGAACTATTTGATGCAATAATAATTCCTCTTAATCTTACTGGAGGAGCAACAATTGCAGTAGAAGTTGTTGCTGTAAATCTAGTTGCTTGTATATCACTTTTATAACTCATTTTTTTCTCCGTTAATTAAGGAGCTCCGAAGAGCTCCTTAAAATAATTAATTAAGTGTTTGAAATAGAAGTAGTTGGAGCATTAACTCGCTGCCAAGTTGTTCCATTAGAAAATGCATATCCTGGGTTTCCTGCGATTCCATCAGATACATAAATCATAACACCTGTATTACCAACTGCACTTAAAGTTTGACCTATATTCTGTCCACTTGCAATTTGCACAAGTGAAGTAGATGAATAAGACCAAGCAACTGCTCCGCCTTGTTCTGTGTCGTTCTCTGGGTTAGTTGAATTGACATTTGGTCCACCGATAAATCCACCGATTGATACCACTGGTCCTGTAAACGTTGTATTTGCCATAGTTGTGTTCTCCTAGTTATTCTAATACCGTCTCTAGGCCGTCGACTATACGCGTCGATATCAGAAAGTTAATGTATAGTGATTAAGATATAGCTGAATTTATTAAATAGCGCAAGGGATACCTGCATCGAAAATCTACTTTTCGGATATATAGCTAGATTTAGCTAGCTACAGAAAACTCAGGAGCAGCTAATTCTACTTTAATTTGTCTAAAAGCCATTTCAGCTTCAGACATTTTAATCTGGTTAATGACGTCTTTTATCTTTTCGTCAATCCTAACCATATCAAGAGTGTATTTACCCTCTTGAATGTAGTGTTGCTCCCAATCAAGTTCTAACAACCTTTTCTTCTTGTAAAGGTCTTGAACTGATATCATCTACAACCTCCTCATAGGTTATCCAGCATTTATCCTTAGCAAAGGATCTTCTGCTGTCTTTAAGTAATATACCTTTTTTTCCTATTTTGTCAAGGATAGCTCGTTCTATACTTTCTGCACTATCTTCTGCTTCAATATTAAAATCAGCCATGTGGCCATAAGCTCTAATTTTTACTTGAAACAATTTTGTCATAATTCATTCTTTCTAACATATTAATGGGGTGAGATATACCCACCCCATTAAATAAAAAATGCTTATATATTAAGCACCTGGTGAGCCAAACAAACCTCTAGGGTCAGACCAGCCGAAGCTGTATCTTTCTCTAGCTTTGTATCTAACGTTACCAGTATCAAAATCACCTTCCATAGAAGTTTTGATAGCCGCTCTAACAAAATTCTTCAGTCCATTTGGAACGTCAGTTTTGATAAAGAATGCATCAGAATCTGTTAAGAAGTTGTTCACAGTATAACCCTGTGGAATCATTCCTAATGATTTGATTGCATTGATGTCGTTATTAGCAGTACCAGTTCTACCAGCAGATGCCATTAATCTCTCAGCTGTGAATTGTAATTCACTTGGGATAATTAATTTAACACCTCTTGCAGCAATCTTTAAACCACGTTCATCAGTAAACGCATTGATATCAATCAATGACTGTTCTAATGAAGTTTCGTTTAAGTCAGCAGCAGTTGCTAATTCATTTCT